GGATGAAGTCCGTGAGGCGGTATTTCCGCTCCTCACTGACTTAACGGGCATCGAATTGATTACAAGCCGATGTCCGTTTATACGCTTTCCTGTATTATTTCAGGACGGCGTATCCAGCTGTGAGTGATAGGATTTCCTTGTCATCACAGCTACAGATGAACTCGTCGCTCAGTAAGAACGCGAGCATCTGAACGATATAGGAGTCGAAGATTTCCCACGACCACCTATATTACGGGCAAGCTACATACTGCTGTGTGAAGCACCCGTTTACGGTCTAGAGGCACTGTAAGAACCTCTTGACCCTAGAACTGACCTCTTTTTCTTTGAGGCCAGTTATTAACTTGATCCGCCCTCTAGCGGTCGGATCAGGTTTTCCTTGAAAGAAGGATTTAATCCTCTTCTCAAGTGTAGTAGCCCAAGTCCTGAGTCTATCAGGCTTGTGCTAGTGAGCGGCACCGGACCCTGGAGCCCCATGCCGCTGATACTTTCTGATGGCGTGCCCCCAGAAAGTATATTTCATCAAGAACTCATGAATTATTTCAGGGTCCTTGATCTACCAAAGGAAAAGCTCATTTTTGAACTTCTTTTGGTCACCCTTTAGGATTCCATTTAGGAACCCTATAGGGATTCTATCTGTTAGAGTGATCCCGTCACTCTACCAGATCCTTACGTCAGGAATAGGCATGTTTGCCTACCTGGCGTACTGACATGCTGCCCAAACTTTAAATGGGTCATCATGTTATGGTCTCAAGAACACTTTTGTGTCCTTGGGAACATTAGCCTTGAAAGAGTAATCTCTCTAAGGCTTAAAACCCTGTTAACCTCCTTCAGAGGCTTCAGGGTTTGAGTCCGCGATTCGTCCAGCGATCGCGAACCCTTCCTCCTCCGCGACATCCTTATAGGATGAAGCGACGGATACGTCCCCAGATATGTCATCATATTTGGGAACGATTTCGAATTAGCTGTACTCCGTATCAGCTATTCGACGTTGTATCCTGAAGTCATTCGACGACAGGGTACCACTGGCTACCTGGGTTTTAAACGCCGGATAGCCAGTTTTCCGCAAAATCAGTGCACTAGGTACCTGTTTTGTGGTAATCTGAGCTCCACTCAAATATGATTGGATCTCAGGGTCCAACTCGCACATCTTCGTACGCGAGTT